TCTTAATAAGTTTGATGGCTTCAGACAGTTTGGAATCTTTTTGTGCAATTGTGTCGTGTAACTTGCGTACTTCTGCCTTCTCATTGAGATGGGTAGCACCAAATTCACTTGCATATGCTTCAAAGATACGACGACCAAAATTGTTCTCACGAGCAACTTTGATGTCTTCTTGTAACTGACTGAGTTCAGCCTTTAGATGTTGGCTTACAGCTTTGCTCATTTTCTGTGCTGATTCTTTTACAAAACGGCGCTTCAATGATTCTAGCTGGCCACGTGCTTCGCGGACTAAACGAACTTTTGTTTCCACAACAGCTTGTTTGTCGGCCGCAAATTCTTGAATTTCACGGGCTAGTGCATGCACAATAAAGCCTTCCAATTTCTGGAGTCCTTCATTGTGTTGCTTGCGGTCTTTGCGCAACTCGCCAATTTCTTCGGCTAATTTAGAAACCATGAAGCTGTTGAACTTCGTTGCGGATTCTTTCATTTTGCCGTTGAACTTGACACGATCTTCTGTAATAGCTTGCTTTTCAGCAGCAATTGCTTGGATCTCAGTTGTAAGACCTTCTTTTACCATACGATCTAGGGCTTCCACCATCACTGTTTTATCATGTTCATAGCGTTGTGCAAACTCTTCGCGTAGCTCTGCACGTACTTGTTCACGAGCTTCTGTCATCTTGGCTTCCCAAGCTTCAGAGATCTCCTGGCGAGTTTCCTCGGTGATCAAATCGCTGTCTAGTAACGGTTTAATAGCATCTAACATGCTTATTCCTCCCTAATTTTAAGATCTTTGATCAGCTTCACTATTCCACTTTTCAAATATCTTTGTACCTTGTTGTCCACCCCAGCTTCTTTTGCCACTTCCAACAATCTATGTCCGTACTTCATGTTCATGAGGCCTTCGTAAATTGCTGTTGGGTATGCATTTGGAGCACTGGGTTGTGCAACTACATCTACAGTAACTATTTCAAAGTCACTGACATGTCCTGTTCGGTCGTCGACATTTCCTGATCCACGACTTGAAACACCTAATTTAACACCGCTGTCCAACATGGTTTTGACCAGTTGTCCCATTGGCGTAGGTAATATTTTTAATTTTCCATAACCTATTGCGCCGTCGCACCACATTTTATCTATGGTGTGACTGACACGGTCTAAGTTAATTTTGAGATCATCCGGATGATCTACTTCGCCTAATACCGAGTTGCCATTTTCAAGTTGTTCATTGATCGTGCCAACTGCTTTACGGATCTCGTGAGCCGGGTATATTCTTTCGTTGGCATTGCGCTTATCGCCTTCGATACAGATACCTTGCATGTAAAGGGTCTTACCAGAACCGTCAGCAGCTTCCTCCGTGAGCACTTTTACTTGTGCTTGGTGGAAGCTGAGATGTTCTTGTAGATAACGAGCCATAATCTATTAAACCGGTGACTTGGTGTTTACGCCAGCAGCTTGTGTTGTAACAGGCTTTGGTGCAGCGCCTTGTGCAGGACTAGTTGTCATGCCCATGTCTTTGGCAGCAGGAGCAGAACGGCCTTGTGCAGTATCACCAGTCATTTTAACTGGACTAGCTGCCATGCCTTTAGCACCACTGTTAGCGGCCACTGTGGACTTGCTGTTTGTTCCAGCAGGTTCTGTAGTAACTGGCTTTGGGGCTGCTTTAAGATCAACGTTTTCCATCATGCCCATTTCTGGCATCATTTCTTCGTCTGCATCCATATCCATCATGTCTGCGTCCATTTCGTCTTCAGCTTCAGCTTCTTCGCCGCCCATCATGGCTTCAAATTCGGCCATTAGTTCGTCGAGCTTGTCTTCGAGATCAACAACACGGTCTTCGATGTCATCTTCTTCGTCGGCTAATTCGTCTTCTTCGCCTGCTTCGGCACCAACTTCAGCGCCAAATTCTGCGGCTGCATCCATTTCTTCTTCGCCTTCGCTCATACCTTCTTCTTCGGTCTCAACGTCAGTGATCAAATCGTCGGCAGCGTCGCCGTCGTTCATCATGCCTTCGTCGACTTTTTCTTCGTCGTCTTCGGATTCATCTTCTTCAGAGACTACTTCTTCGTCCATTAAATTTTCATAAATTTCGCGTGATGTTTCAACTACGATTTCATGAAAAAGTGCTTGTGCTTCGTTTTCTTCGTCGTTAATTACGTGTTCAATTAACTTTTCAAATTTTGATGTCATAATTTTC